CGTTTCGCCCTGATGCAGTTAGCTCTGCTGGGGCGATTGGCCTTGGTCAGCTTATGCCTGCCACAGCGAAAGAGCTTGGCGTTGATCCAACCGATCCCGTGCAAAACTTAGAAGGTGCGGCGCGTTACATGAAGCAGCAGCTAGATCGCTTTGGTGATCCAGCCTTAGCCTTAGCGGCATACAACGCAGGCCCAAGTCGTGTTGCAAAGGCAAACGGCGTTCCAAACATTACAGAAACACAAAACTATGTCGCCAAGATACTTGGTGGAAAAGGTGGTGCAGCAATGGCTCAAGAACCTCAAAAACCTCAAGGTTTACTAGGTGGCCTGCTAGGTGGGCAGGGCATAGGTGGCGCTCTGGGAATGAGAGATGACTTCCGCGATAAACTTGCTATGGCAATCATGGCGGGATCAGGTGATCCTCGTCTAACACCTCTTATCGAACAGCGTGCGGCGAGTATGAAGGAGCGCAAGGAAGAGCGCAAACTCCAGAAGGGTATCAATAAAACAATAGATTATTTTCAAAAAAAGGCAGATGCGGGTGATGATCTAGCTGCGACTATGGTGGGGGCGCTGAACACGCAGCAGATAGACCCAGCAAGTGCAATATCTACCTATATCTCCGAAAGCACACGCGCTGTAAAGGACACTCGCACTGCTGCAGAGAAAGAGTATGATCGCGCTGCAGCAGAGGGCTATCAGGGTTCATTTATGGACTTCTTACAGGCCAAGAAAAAAGAATTTAACATCGGCATAAACACTGAAGGCGCTGATGACTTCACAAGAGCTCTCATGAAGGGTATGGCAACAAGATATGAGACATATCAGTCTGAGGCAGATGCCGCAGAAAAGGCTATGGCTAACCTTAACCTAATGGGCAACCTTGTAGGTCAGGATAACTTCTACTCAGGTCCATTTGGGAACCAAGTCACTGCAGTTCGCAGGGTTGCAACATTGTTTGGCGCTGACCCAGAGCAGGTTGCGGATGCAGAAACATTTAACAAAATTGCGAAGGATAGCGCGCTGCAGGTCATGGGCGGTTCTCTTGGTGTTGGCTTCTCTAACGCTGACCGTGACTTTGTTGAGGCTATGGTTCCAAACATTGAGAACACAAAAGCTGGCAACCTCAAAATTATTGAGGTTCAGACTAAGATACAAAATCGCAAGATTGAGCTTGCTAGAATGGCTGAGCAGTATGCTGCAGAAAATGGAACGCTTAAAGGATTTAGAGCATTCATAACAGAATGGCGTCAGCAAAACCCATTGTTCTCTGCGGCAGAGAAGGCAGCGCTTGATCCAGCAGCAACATCCAAAACTGTGGGTAGTTCTGAGCTATTAAATCAGGCAGACGCTATTATAGGACTTCAGTGATGGCTACAAACCAAGAGCGCGCAGAGAAATACGCTGAGTGGCTAATATCCAACAAGGACAAGCAGGGTTCTGCGGAGTGGGAAACCGTTTCAAGTGCATATCGTGAGCTTAGAACGGCGATGCGTTCAGGCGAACAAGCAGAGCAGAAAGAAGAGCGTGGTGTCATATCTATGCTGCGCGAAAACATCTTTGGTGAAGGTGAGGTCGATACATTTGGAGAGCGTGTCGGCGAAGCTATACAGGCGGCAGGCGCAGGTGCATTGCGTGGAGTTCGTGGCGCTTTGGAATTACCTGAGATGATAGGAAGTCTGGGGCGCGCTGGATACCAATACGCATCTGGTCAGGAAGTTGAGCCATTGCCAGAGGAAACTGTGGCTGGTCGCACATTTACCAAAGCATATGAGGGCTTAGCATCAGCAGTTGGCGCTGACCCTAGTGAGTTGGAGTTCCGTGGAGAAACTGGCACAGGAAAGTTTGCGGGAAAAGTTGGTGAATTTTTACCATTTGCTGGTCGCCGCGTTGCTCAATATGCGGCAGCGCCAGTTGTTGCTGGAATGGCAGGTGAGAAAGGCGCAGAGTTCCTTGGGTTTGGCGAAACAGGTCAAACTGTAGGTGAAATTGCTGGTATGCTTGCGGGTCCAGCAGCATACGGTGGGGCAGTTCGCGCGGCAGGTCGCGCTATCAGTCCGTATGGTGGTGCAGATGAGGCACGTTTAGCTGCAGCGAGGACGCTTGAAGAAAAGGGTGTGACGACAACTGCAGGCCAAAAGGTTGGTTCAGAGGCACTGCGCAGGAAAGAGGCCATGACAGCCAAGGGTGAGGTTGTCAGAGAAAAGCAGCTTGAGGAGTTTACTGCTGCAGCAATGAAGGAAATCGGCTCGACTGCGCCCCGCGCGACAGCCGATGCGCTGCAAGAAGCTCAGGCTAGAATTGGTGGTAAAATAAACGAAGCCACATCAAACGTAAAAATCAGACCCACTGGCGATGACTTGCTGCCCGCAAGAAACGCTATGAACTTCTTTAATAAGGCAAAGCCTGCTGGAGATGAGGCTAAGGACGCTGCCAGTATATTTAAGGACGTAAATAAGACGCTTATAAATGCATCTGCAAAGGGCAAATTCATTGATGGCGCTCAGTATAGAGCAATTCGTCAAAAGCTAAGCAAGGCAACGATAAGCAGTGATGAGGCCACGCGCGAGACAGCAAAGAAAATGCTTGGTGTTTTTGATAATATGATGGACCGTCACCTAACTTCTTTTGGGCGTGCGGATGACATACAGAAGCTAAAAAACGCTAGAGCGCAATATAGAGACTTCCTTGCAGTAGAGCGTTCTGTGGCGAAGGGCGGCGAGGCAGCGGCGGCAGGCTTAATTACGCCAGCAGCCTTGGGTTCTGCGCTGCGCTCACAGGGCAAGCGCGCATATGTTCAGGAGCGTCGTGGTGACATTGGCGAGTTAGCGCGTGCAGGAGAGCAAGTTGCAGTATTCCCAAGAACATCTGGGACTGCGGAAAATCTAAATCAAATCGTCGGCGGTCTGCGAAGTGCGCTAATATCAGGATCAGCAGGCGCGGCTATGGCAAGTTTAGCTGGTTTGCCGCCTTGGGTAGGTGCAACAGTGGCATCCGTTGGGCCTGCAACTTTCAATAGATTAATTATGACCAAGAAAGGTCAGCAGTATCTAGCGAACCAAATGGTTAAAAATAGCGAGGGTACTATCGCACCAGAGTATGCGCGTGGTATAGTTGCAACACTAGCGGCGCAAATGCAAACTGAACCACAAGGACAATAACATGCAGCCACAAGCAAAAGACAGACGCGAGATTGAAGGTATCGTTCAAGACGCTATGGCGCAGGCTGTAGACTTTGTTGAGAGCGAAATCACAGATGAGCGCATCAAGGCTCAGCGCTACTTTGACGGTCAAGTTGACATAGGTTACGAAGATGGGCGCAGCAGAGTTGTAGCGACAAAAGTGCGTGATACCATTCGCTCAGTCAAGCCAAGCATTATGCGCGTATTTATGTCTACGTCCAAGCCTGTTGAGTTCCTGCCAAAAGGCCCAGAGGACGTTGCTGCAGCAGAGCAAGCTACGCAGTACATTCACTATGCATTCACCAAGAATGATGGGTATCGCGTGCTAAACGATGCGATCCACGATGCGCTGATTAAGAAAACAGGTATTGTCAAAGCGTACTACGAGAACAGCTACAAAGCTGAGATATTCACGTATGACAACCTGACAGACGAAGAATACACCTTGCTGGCCTCAGATGATGATGTGGAAATCCTTGAGCATGGCATGGAAATGTCTATGAGCATGGATGAGTTTGGCATGGAGGTAGCCTCACCAATTCATTCGCTAAAAATCAGCAGACAAATACCTAACGGGCAACTACGCCTAGAAAGCGTACCGCCTGAAGAGTTCTTCATTAACTCACAAGCACGCAACATAGATGATGCGTATATCGTAGCGCACCGCACAGAGATGCGCGTGGGTGAGCTTGTAGAGATGGGGTATGACTTTGAGGAAGTATACAAGCTAGATGGCTTGTACGGCGCATCAGACATCTCTGAGGCTGAAACTATAGAGCGTCAGGGCTACTCACAAGATGACTACGAGGATCAGGAAGGCGATCCTGCAATGCGCTCTGTGGCAGTCACAGAAGCCTACATGAAGATTGACGTAGATGGCACAGGTGTGCCCGTTTTGCACCGCTTTATCTGCGGCGGCACAAGCTACAAGCTGCTAGACATGGAGCCTTGGGATGAGGTGCCATTTGCAGTGTTTGAGGTCGATCCAGAGCCACACACATTCTACGGACGTTCTCTTGCGGA